AGGATCAACCGCGCCCGTAGTCGCATCCGAGTTGAACGCTTGCGTTGCGTCGTCGCTGTCCCTGCGTATCGTGTAGACAGGCGAGCCCAGATTCGCCGCTGCCATTGCGCGTTGACCGTAGGCCACTACCGCGCCGGGAACCACATCGAGCGGGCCTGTGTAGCTAGGAGGCGGCCCGCTTGCAGCGTTCCGCGTACTCGCCTGATCGCCATTCGCAATCAGGTTCTGCGTCGGACTCAACTGGTTTCCGGCTGCGATTCTCATGGCGCGATCGTCTCGGTCATTTCCCACTCATGGGGGCCGAGCTTTTTGGCGCGCTTGATGCGCGGCTTTTTCAGCAATTCGTGCGTCTCACGAACCGCCTTCAGAACCTCGTCGCTTTTCGAATCACGCTCGGCCAGCGCTTTTTGTTTCGCCTCCTTTTCTTTGGCCTGCGATTCAGCGTTTGCCTGGGCGAGCTTTTCTTCCTCCAAGCGCGCTGCGTGCGCGGCCTGCGCGGTTTTCAAGTCGTTTTCGCGCAGGGTCGCAAGATGTTCATGAAACACGCGCATGCCTTCGGCTTTTGCGTCGGCCTGAATCTGAGCCATCTTCGTCTCGTAGTCGGCCTGAATCTTTGCGGACGCGATTGCGGCGTCCTGTTCGAGCTTCGCCTGCTTCGCTGCTGCGTCGGCCTGTACCTTCGCCATCTTTGCGGCGTTGCCTGATTTCTCCTGCTGGAGTTCCTGGCCGAGTTGCTGCACGGCTTTCGTCGCCTGACCGAGTTGCGCCTTCAGCGCGGCTGGGTCTTCCGAGCCCTCACGCTTCACGAACGTCTCGGCGTTCTTCGCGCCCGCGTCCTGGTACATCTGCGTCAGGATGTCGCGCGGCTCAAGCAGGGGCGCAAACAGCGGATTGCCGGACGCAAATACGGTGACGGCGGTCACTTTTTCGTTTCTTTCCTGCTCCCCGAGCACGCCGCGAGCGCCGACAACTTCGAAATGGACCGCCTTCGGAAGATCCGACCTTTTCACCGTCAGGAAGTCCGGATCATCCATTTCCGGGCTGTAGTAGCTGTACTCTGTCAGCTTCCGGAGGTTCAATTCGTGCTGCATGTAGAGATATGTGCGCAGCCCGACCTCTACCTTGTCGATGAAATCGACCAGCGAGACCTCCTGGTCCTGAGACGCCTTCACGACTTCGGCCTTCGTCGCGCGATCGCCGACGGGCTTTCCCGGGCGACCGAGCTTTTCCTTCATTTCGCCGACCGCCCACTGCAGCCCGGTGATCGCAACCATCGGATCGCCGATCTGAACCTGCTGGAATGCGTTTTTCCCTTTGCTCGAAACCTTCGCGCCGGGACGGATTTCCGGCCCCCCGTTCAGCACGAAATCCGGGTCGTTGCCGTCATAGACGATGGGTGGCTCAAGGATGAGTTCTATGCCGTCCATCGCCTTGTTCGCGAGCGTGGAGGCCAATTTCTGCGTCGGCGAGAGCTTGACGATTGGCGACGTGTAGTACGGGCTGCGTACGTCCGGACGCTCATAGCCGCGGAAGATAATCGGCACATATGGCGTTTCATTCGGCGCCATGTAGCAGATGACGCCGTTGAAGAGCATCGCCTTGTGGTTCGGGAAATACAGGTCATTGCCGTCGGAGCGCTCGATCACAATGTCGCCCCAATACGTAGTGATCTTTACGTCCTTGATTGTTTCGCCGCCGACTTTGTGCTCGTCCTTTTTCACGAGCCGCCACTGGCTCGCCATGTAGCCTTCCTGGCCAGATTTCACGAGCTTTTCCGCCTTGTGGCGCGGCAGGTAGCGCTCGATGAACATCGTCCCGGTGTAGAACATGTTCGTCCCGACGACCGACGGCGAAGGGTCCGGATAGCAGTTCCACATCGAATGCGGAATCCAAACGCCAGCGCCGAACGTCTTCGTGCGCTCACCGCCGAAAACCATTTCCTGCTCGTCCCAGTCGACCTCGGCGACAAAAGAGCCGTGATGCAGGGCCTCCTTCACCGACAATTCGACGCGATCTTTCAGGCCGAAATCGCTGTGCTGCTGCGCCATAAATGCGCGCAATCGGCCGTCGACGCCCGTCTGGAGCTTGTCCGGGACCGTTTTTGTGCCGGTCTGCGGGTCAAACGGCATCGCTTCGGCGACGTCGGCGTGCGGCTCATTCCAGTACCGCGACTGCGGAAAAACGATGCGACGCACATCTGCGCTCATGTTTTCGGACGATTTGGCGAGCTCGCCGAGTTCGATGGTGTTGTGCCAGCCTGAGTCGACCTGGCTGCCATCACGGGCGATCTTCATCATCGGATCCATCGCGATCTGGCGGTCGACTTCACGCCAGCGGCGCTCGGCGGATTGCCGGAAATCAGAGCGCTTGCGGGCCTCCAGTTCAGCCATCAGGAACGTCTGGACCTTCTCCCAGTCCTTTTTCGTGATGCGCGCACCCTTGGCCGGCGCGTCGCCTTGGCCAGGCGGCGGATTGACGGTGGCGGTTGTGACCATTGCGTCAGCCATCACCAATTCCTCAGTCCAGCAGCGGCCGGCGCGCGACGCGCGGGCAGAACCGATACCGTGCGGGCGTGCCGCAGCATCATGTAGGCGTACCGCGAGGCAGAAATCAGGTCATCCATCTGCTTGACCAGCTTCCCGCGCTGGTCCCGGTGGTACATCCGCTTTTCCTCGAGCCACTTCGCGCAGGTCGAGAACACCTTCCAGCGGCCGGTCTCCATGCGCGTCAGCATTTCCAGCAACGGCGCTTCGACGGAGTTGCCGCCCTCGCCTTCGGACTGCCCTGGGGTCGGCGGATTGGTGGCCTTGTCGGAGAGCAGGTTCACCTTTGCCTTGCGGTAGAGCTCGATGAACTCGTCGCCAGTACCCTTTTCCGTATTCAGGCCGTCATGCGGCCATGCGACCGGGATCCAGTCCCCCCAGGCGCTGATTGCGGCGGCGTGGATGGCCGGCAGCGCGCGCGACTCCCGGTACTCGCTGGTCATGTAAACCGTGTCGCTGTCGCGGTCCCAGGCAAGCCGGGCGGCTGCAAACGGGTGATCCCAGCCGAAGTCAATGCCGGTGATCTGCGGCCAGTGCCGCGGGATCTCGCGCGGCTCGACGATGATCTGGTCTTCTGAAACCGGGAAAACCAGCCCGGCACCGAAGAGCGGGATGCCTTTGGAGCGCATATCCCGCTCGTGCGGGCTGAACGCGGAAAGGCGCTGGGCCTTTACCTCCGGTGTCAGGTGCGGAGCGTCGTCCCAAGTGGCGCCGATAATCGCCTGCCCCTTCTGCAGGTCGTTCATGAACCCGCTGACGACCTTCGTCATCCCCTCTTCCGGGGTCATCGTGCAGAGGATAATGGCGCCGCGACGCGCTATCGTGGAGCGCAGCAGCTGGGACCAGATTTCTTCGGGCGGCTCTTCGTCGGGCCATGCCACATCGAACGCGATGCCCTGAAATTTCTTCCATCCCTGCTCATAGGCGCGAAAGAAAATCCGCGACCAGCGCCCGGAAACATGCCTGACCTGCACGGTGTCGTAGGCGTTCTGAACGCCGGCCTTCCCGCGGATCTTGCCTATGCAGTCGATCGGCACAGCCCCGGTGCCGATAGCATTCGCGTCCGACGAATCACCGAACAGTTCGCGCTGTCCGATGTCGCGCACGCTGTCGTTCGTGACCCCAGAGCACAGGATCTCGACAGGGTGCGAAAAGCGGTTTCCCTTCCACCATGCCGGATATCGACCGGTCGCGTGCATGGCGATTTCGGTCGCGGCGCAAGTCGTCTTTCCGACCTTGTTCGCGGCGCACAGGAGGCGCTGTTCGGCCGGCTTTCCGGGCGTCAGATACCCTTCCGCGTTGTGGAATTTCTCCTGGTACGGGTAGGGCCTGTAATACTCGAGCTTGTAGACCTGCCGACGCCGGTCAAGTTTCTCCAGCACCGCTACGAGGTCGCGCACGCCCGGCGCGCCTGTTGCTGCGCCCGGGTGGCTCATGCTCGACTGCTGAACTGCTTCCATGCTCTTCCAGTCCGTCATCCCGACGGTCTAAATTCGCCACGTCTCCCGACGTTGCCCTGCCCTTGCTACTTCACTTTTTCACCCAGCGCATCGGCTTGAACTGACACTCGATGTGCGCTGCAAACCACCTACCCACTTCAGCGAATCTGCAAATCACGAAACCGCTCGGCTCGCCGCTACGGTAAAAATGGGTCGCCCCGTTTGCGCATGTTCCGCACGTATTCAATGCGGCGCCACCGTTTGCTGAAACTCCGAGAGCCGAATAATCCGGCTCGCTTCGTCGCTCTGTACCGGCTTGTATTGATTCCACACACCGCGCGCCCAGCCATCGGCCTCATGCGGGCGCGGATGGCCGTGGAAGCAGACGATGCGCGCTCCGACGGGCGCCGCTTTCAGATTCTCTAGACCGATCTTCATGCATTCGGTCTTGTAGCTGACGAGTTGCCCGGGAAACTGATCCTGGAGCATGTGGAAGTTCATTTTCGGCATTGCCTGGTCGCCCATCCAGCCGCCGTCCCCGAAGGCGTACTCCTGTGGAAATCCCTGCTCTTCGTAGAAATCCCAGAACAGATGCGCGAGTCCTCCATTGCGCCAGAGCATGACGGCGTTCATCGCAACCTGCGGGCGCCAGAAATCGCGGATAAGCGCGAGGTCAGTGTCGAGCTCGACGATCTTGTCGATGTTGCCGATGACGAACGTGTCGAGGTCGAAGGAAAGAATCTTGTCCTCGGTAAAAAGACCATGCTTGAACTGATGCAGTTTCTGCCACCATCCCGGCGCGCGCGGGTCGGCCTCGATGCAATTGATGCCGCTTTTCGGGGTGTCCGTGATGCAATAGAACGTGTGCGGGACGTTCAAATGCCGCGCGACCATCGCCTTCAGCGTGCGCACATACCGCTCGCCGCGTCCGCAGTAGTCGCCCATTTCGACGCACACCACGGCGACGCTAGACGGCGCTTTCGTGCCTATCACGCGAGCCACATCCGCCGCGCGTTCGGTTTGCTGCCATAGAGCGTATATTTCCGCGTCCGCATCCGACGATCCGCGCTCCTTGCTGGTCTGGTCGAACTCGCCCGTAATCGACCAGTGCAGATGCCTGGTAACAACCCCCGGCACGGCCCGGAAGATTCCGGCGGCCATGCCGACGTCGCGCAGCACGTTGTCCCAGTAGAAATGCCCGAATTTCGGGTTTGCAAGATATCCGAGGCGCCTGACGACTTCGCCTGACACGCAGAAGTGCGTCGACATTTCCGAGCCGGTCAGTTTGTCGTCTCCGTGCGAAATAAATCCCGGGAGGCAGGCGTCTTTCAGTGCCACATCCCAGCCGTGGGTTTCCGGAACCATGTCGTCGGCGCAGATCATGTAGCAAGGCTCGCCCGGCGCATACACGAGAGCGCCGTCGTTGAATTTCTTCGAGATAAGAGACTCGGGAACGATCTGAAGGCGCCAATTCGCGGGTAATTCAATGCCCGCATAGGCGGCCTCGTCGCGCGCCTCGATCATCAGCAGACCAGGTTCGGTGCCTCCAGTGTCCCGATACGCCTTGAGAAAGCGCGCAAGTTTTTCCGGGCGCCCGCGCGATGGGAGGAGGATCATGGCGCGCCCCTCTCGCGTTGCGCCGCCTTCCATGCCGTGATATCTCGGTATACGCACGCGTTGCCGTACCACGGCAACATCCCGAGCGGATGGTCCCACTTGATTTGATTCTCAACGCCAGCAACCTCCGGGCAGATGATCTCGACACGCTTGCCCAGTGCGCCCGCGAAGTGATGGACGCTAGTCGGGACCGTCACGACGCGGTTTAGCACCGAGCACAGGGCAACAATGCCTTCGATATCCGCCCAGAGGTCAACAGGCGGCTGCTCAATCTCGCTGTGGAATGTCTTGTACTGCAGGCTGACCGGGTGCGGGAGTTCCAGTTTCAGTGGGTCGAGCGAGCCCTGGCGCGCGTTCCACGCGACGCCATCGCGGCCAGCGAAACGCTCGAATTCTGCAACGCGCGCCGGATCCGGGCGTAGATACGGCTTGCCAGGAAAGTGCCGGCGGTCCCGTCGAAACATCCGCATGAGTTCGGCCGCTGGGATAAAAGCGTCGCCAGCGCGCCGCTCTTCGAACGGCCGCTCCTTGTCGCAGACAAGCCCCGGCAGGCTGCGCTCGAGCAGCGTGTGCAGCCTGTCGTCGCATTCATAGACGACGGTTTTCACGCGCGTCATGCACTCCGGCAGGATCGAAGCGAAGAAAACAGCGTCGCCGACGCCCTGTTCGCCGAGCACAAGCAGGCGATCGACGTACCCGCCGCCCCACTTCGGCAGCCAGGTTTCCTCCCAATACATCGCCGCAGCCCAGCCGGCACCCTCGTCAGCGTCCGAATACCCGCGGAACTCCCAGCCCCAGTAGTCCGAGAAGTCGCCCAGCGCGAGGCGCGCGCCGCAGTAGCGGTAGCGCCATTCCGGCGTCAGCGATTCGATGCCGTGCCGTCGGACGGCCTTCAGGAGCCGTGGTCCCATCAACTGTTTTGCGAGCGCCGAGCCCTCCGCGCGGTCGACAATCAGCCGCAGCGCGTCCCAGTTGATCGGGCCCTTGTGTGGCGCGATGCCGCGGGAGAGTTCGGGCTTTTTGATGCTGTGATTCAGCACGCCGGCGGCCGTTTTTTACCGTTTCCGCGACGCGTTGCCCGAAACCATGTTGTTCGAGCGCTTGCCGGCGCCGGTTGCGGTCGTCGCGCGGCTATATCCGGTCTTCACCTGGCCGCGTACGCTGTTCGGCTTGTTCCCAGTCATCGGCGGGGGCGCCTGGATCTTGCCTTTTGCTGCTGTTTTCATGCTCGAAGCTCCTCTTTTCGTTTGAGCCACTGACGCGCACGGTTTTCGAGCAGCCCAAGGTTGTAGGGGTCCTGCCATGCGGCGTAAATCGCGTACCGGCGGATCACTTCCTCGGCTAGTGCGTCGCCCTGCATCGCCTTTTCCCCCATTTCCGGCCCGAATCGCTTCAGGTCCGGTAAAACGCCCGTTTCGAACCGCTCACGCGTCGCCTTTTCGTCGAACGGCGCCGTCGGGTCGAACATCCCGGGTAGTGCGGCCACGCCGGGGCCCTGGTCAGACCGGCGGCGTGACGAGTTCGGCCGCAATTGCCGTCGTCAGCGTCGCGACGACCGTCTGCCGATTGGCATTGGCCGACGCCGGCATGTTGCGATCGGTGAATTCGCGGATGAAATACGTCAGTTCGCGCCCCGTGCCGGTGTAGCGCACGACGAGCTCCTGGTTGGGCTTCATTCCGGTGTTTGTCGTGTTCGCCATGACCCTCTCCTATTTCCCCGGTTTTGTTTTCATCGCGGCGTTCGCCGACGTGCCAGGCTTGATGTTGCCGCCCGGGCTCTGCGAAAGCCCCTTCATCGTTGCCGTCGCCGGCCGCGGCGTCACTTTCGCCACGCCGAACGGGTGCTTTTCGGCGGCCAAATGATTGGAATTCTTCATGCCTTTTCTCCTGTCGATACGCCGTGCGGCGCGGTATGTGATTCGGGACCCTCGGCTTGCGCAGAACTTCCACCCAGGAGGAGGTCGGGCGCGGGCCTCACGGACTCCGCATTCTGCGAAGCGTCGGGTTCGGTGCCGGCTGCCGCCTGCGTGAATGTCAATCCCGCCGGAACCGCAGCGTTCCCGCGCATGCGCAGCAGTTCGTCGAGCAGCCACGGCTGCGCCGATACCATCGCGCTCAGCTGCGCGAGCAGCGCTTCCTCGGAGGGCAGCGCGCGGTGCATCTGCACATCCAGGCGCTCGCCGAAAAACTCCGGCGCGTTCTTCGCCGCACTCCAGCGCCGCACGTCGGAGCGCAATTTATCGCGCTGCACGTCGTTTTCGACCAGCACCGGCTTTCCGGCCTCGTCAAACAGCGGCGCACCGTCCGCACTGATCGCCTGGACCGGCACGCTGTCGGCAATCTCGAGCGCGTCGTCGGCGTGCGTAAATCCCGCCGCTACCCGCGCGTTCCGGTACGTCGTCATCCGGCCGTCGTCGTCCATAATCCACAGCAGCAGCGGCCCGTGCGGCACCCGCCACGCCTTCGCGACCTGGCGCAGCGTCTCCCCGCCCGCGACGCGCTGCGCGATCACCGCCATTGCCAGCGGATCGTGCTTCACTTCCTCCAGCCGCGCCATCGGCCCCGGGTCAATGCCGAGCACCACCACACCCGGAGGCTTCGTATTCACGGCATGGCTCGTATCGGCGTTCATTGCGCGCGAATATGCTCACGCATTTTTTGAAAGTCAAACAATTTCCGTACGCCAGCACACCGAACCGTGTTTCATGTGGAACATCGGCAAGCCGCTCCGACCACCACGGCGATACCCGATCTGGTATCGGGGCCGGCCTCGGCGCAACCCTCGCGCCAGTTTTTGGGGCTCGGCAATGGAGAGGGGTATTGCAACAGTCGTCGGGGTCTTTGGGGGGTTCCCCCTCCCCACCGGCCGGCGGGAAAAGAATGCTTTTCGGGGCCAGGCGCGCTCGGATCGGCCTGTTTCAATGTCGTCCGTTCATCGTGTAGTTACGCATGATGATTATAATCAATGTGATATATGCAAATACGAGCGCGCCAGCAGCCCGACAAGCGGGCGAACTTGCGTGAAATGAACTGGTGAGTATGCGTCACCAAGCGTCACCAATGACGCAGTGAAGTGACGCAGTGACGCAGCGTGACGCTATTTCCCCTTTCCCGTTCACGCGCATATCACGCATGGGCTAAATGCTTTTCTTGCGTCACCATGCGTCACCTGCGTCACTGATTGGTATTTCGAAAGGGTCTGAGACCGACGATTGTGCGCATGGAGTTGGTCCTACCGGTGCCGAACCCGCGGTCGACGAGCGCATTGGCCCACGACCGACGCGACCAGGCGCGCTCGCCCTGTTTCTCGCACCACTCGCAGTAGTTGCGGTACAGCAGCGCCGATTCGTGCTCGCCCTCACGGTCGCAACAGTCGCTGATCCACTGCCCGAGGATGTCCTCCGCGAGCAGGTATTGGTCCGTGGCGTCCTGAATCGCTTCGGGCAGGCCCAGGCCGCAGTCCTGCCACGAGACGCAGCCCTCGAGCATCCACCCGAGGATCTGCGGCCACTCGGATTTCAGCTTGTCCATGAGGCTGTGATCGCGCTCGGCGACTGGAATCGTCACGGCGAACGGGACCATGTGAAAGCGCCTGCGGATTGCCTCGTCGACGCTGCGCAACTGCGGCTTGTGATTCCCCGCAACGAGGAGTTTGAACTGCGGGACGAACTCGAAGTCGTCCTGGCGCATGAAGTGCGCGGAGATGGTCCCGCCACCGGTGAGGCGCTTGATCTTGCCCTCCGCCCATCGGCCGCCTGAGTCGGTTTCCTCAGTCACCACCAGCCGCGCGCCGCGCAAGCGCGCTATCTCGGTCGAGTGGCGCTCGTTCTTCGTCTCGGTGAAGGTTTCGATGCCGGCGCTGACCGCATAATCGCCAAGGATCCCCGACAGGGTTTGCAGGAAAACCGTCTTGCCGTTCGCGCCAGTGCCGTACAGGAACGCAAGACTGTGCTCGCCAATGTCCCCGGTCAGGGAATACCCGGAAAAGCGCTGCAAGTAGTCAATCAGCGATTGGTCGCCGCCGGTCACGCGCTTTAGGAACTCGAGCCAGCGCGCCGGCTGACCAGTCGCGGGGGCGATCGCGCAGCGCTTCGTGATGTATTGCTCGCGCTCGGCTTCGAGCATCTTCCCGAACTTGAGGTCGAGAACTCCCCCAGGGCAACCCAAGAGCCACGGATCGGTATCCCATTGGTCCATTCGGGCCGCAATCTTTGCGTTGCTCGAGGCGATGTCGCGCACAGCGCCGGCTGTAGAGCGCTTGTTGACCTGGCGCCGCTCTTTCGGGGTCAGCGCAGCAGCTTCCGGCCAGTAAAGCGATTGGCGCGTCACCATCACAGCGAGCGAGTCGACCTTACCGGTTTCGTCCTGCCGCCAACCGTCCCCATCCCATTCGAACCACGACGCCCAGCGGCGCACGAAGCGCCAGTTGTCGCCGTGCTCATCGACGAAATGGCTTGCCAAAGCGTCCTCGGACATCGCCTGCGGCAGCGGCGTCTCGTCCGGATCTGGATGTGGTGCGGCATTCCCTTCCAAGGATCGCGCGCGCGGTTTGCGCTTCGATTTCTTCGTGATCGGAATCACATCTGCGGCATACGCCTCGAGCGGCGGCGACTCGCCAGACGGTCCAGCATCCGCAGGCGCAACAGACTCAGGCTCGGAGGGTTTTGCCTTATCTGCCGCGGCCTGCGGCGCTGGACTCTGTTCGCGATACCAGGAGATACGCTGCGACGCCCATTGCGCGATGTCGCCGAGCTCGGGCGTCCAGTCCGCGGCATCAAAACCGTCGGGCATGCCATCAGGATTGATCGTTTTACCGTGGCAGTCGAGCCCGCGTGGGTCTGAAATCAGCGCGGCAATGCCAGCCATCGCCTCACGCCCGGGTGTGTCATTGTCGGGCCAGAAGTCCACGCGCCGGCCGCGCAATGCGCTGTAGTCGACGTGCCGCCACGCCTGCGCGCCTCCAGGCCATGAAACGCATACGTAGGACGGCAGGAGCACGCCTGCAGCGTCCGCGGCTTTCTCCCCCTCCACGACCATCACCGGATCGTTCGGGCGCGCCGCGAGCCTATCCAGCCCGTATAGCGGGCGCGGTTTGTTCCAATGCCCGCAGCCCCAGGCGGGCGCCGCGTCTCCGCGGGCGCCCCACGACCACACCCGGATCTGCTTACCCTCCGGCGGGTCGTATCGAGTCACGTATCCGAGGAGCCCGCCGTCCGTGTCGAGATACGGCCACACCCGCGTCGGCTCGCCCAGCTGCCGCAGCGTGAACCGGCACTCAGGCGCGTCGGCCGGCGGCTTGCTGGTGATGCGTTCGGGCAGCGGCGGCGCGGATTGCGTGATCGGCGCGGGCTTCCATTCGTCGGTTGCGCCGAGCATTTCGGCCGCGGCCTTGAAATCGACGCCGTTCTTTTCCTGCATGAAGTCGAGTACGTCGCCCGACCAACCGCACGAAAAGCACTTGCAGAATCCCTTTTGCGGGATGACATAGAAACTCGGGTTTTTGTCCGCGTGAAATGGGCATAGGCCGAGGTATTCCCCAGCGCGCTTTTTAAGCGATACATAGCTGCCGACAACGGCAACGAGGTCAATGCGGGCCTTCAGGCCCTCCACGTCGATCGACAAGGATTTGGCCTACGCGCGCTTGCGCTGCTTTGCCACGCCGCGGAGTGCGGCCTTCGGTCGTTCATAGGACGGGATCGGCGGGGCCTGGCGCTCGAGCAGTTCGCAATCGGCGAGGCTGGGTACGCTGAGCAGCTTCCCGATCAAGCGCCCGGTGCGATAGATCCAATGCGTCGCCCAGTACGGATTGCCGTGCAGTGGATGCTGGAGAATTCGGAACGGCCCTTCGTCATACCAGCGTGTCGGTGCGATGTTCATGGCAATAAGCACTGGGCCTCCTGTGCGCTCCTGACGAAGCCGCTAATTCCGCCGATTGATTCGATCAGGTGAATGTGGGACTGTTGTTTCAGTTCGCGCTCCGTGCGAGGCGTCGTGAAGGATGGCCTCTTGCATTCGAAGGCAAACGGGCGCCCGTCGCGCAAAAACCCCCAGTAATCCGTCAGCGTGAATTCCGGCGGACTGCGGAACACCTTGAAAAACCATATCGGCGCGCCGGTCTCGGTTTGCGCGGCTCCGGAGTTCTGGCGGATCGCGAGCAGAACCTGGGGGTGATAGTGGAGAAGCTCGCCGACAGCGGCCAGGACGGGCGCCTCGGTATCCTCGAGATCGGGCTTTGTATATGCGCGCTTCGGCGCTATGACGGACTGGGCCATTGGAGCCTTGCCAGCCATCGACGCCAGAAACCGGTCAGAGGCATTATTCTTCGCGAGCACATCGCGCAGCTTTGGCGGTCGCTTTAGCACCGGTCTCATTCTTTTGTTGTCTCCGGTCGTGCCACCACGACCAAAAAATGTATTGCCCGCGCCACCAGAGCAGCGCCAGGGTCCAACGGTTTTTCAGGCTTTTTCCACTGCGCGCAGCGCAGCCATCCTTTCCACGGCGCGTTGCAGATTCTTGAAGTTGTCCGCGGCGCGGGCCAACTCATCGGCTAGTCGATCGCGCTCAATCTTTGGGTCTGCCGGCGCAGTGGGCTGATATCCGATGTCTGCATCTATCCAGTGCTTCCCGCCGTGGAAGCCGGCCTCACGAGAGAAGCGCATGATCGCCAGCGTTTCTTCTGGATCCAATTTGCGAGGCCGGTCGCGATTAAGCGCATCGAGCAATTCGCGCTGGGCTTCGGCGATTGGTTTGTGCGGCCACAGGCGCGACGCAATCGCTTTCGTCCCGCCGGCCGCCTGCACCATCGCCTTGAGAACGTCGTATACGTCCTCGTAAAAGAGAGATTCTTGTTGGGTCATGCGAACCTCTGCGAAATGTTCGTAAGCGTTCGTAAGGAGAGATTCGGAGAAAAAAAAGAGACTGCGGTCATGAATCAAGCCGCCTTTTTTCCCTTTGATTTCCTTGCCGCGCGGAAATACCTGCTCAACGCCTCGACGGTACTCACGCGCGGATCGACGGTTTCGCCCTTCGCAATCTTCAGGAGCGTGTGATATGGGACGTTTGCCCCGCTTGAAATTTCCTCGAGCCGCTCACGGTCATTGGGCGCCGGAAGTCTCTGGCGGACGTAATTAAGCATGGTCTCTTCGTTCAGCATGGCCGCCAAAGTAACCGATATCGGTTGTTCGTGTCAACCGCACTCGGTTGCAACTGGATATCAAACTCGGGTAATGGACAGAAAGGACTATGAAGTCAAAGAGGTGCTGCGCCAAAACGTAAAAGCCTGCCTAGCTATGAAGGCCGGCCCATCGACAGTCCATGCGCTCAAGGCAGAAGCAAAGATCGGTCAGGCAACGGTAGACCGTATCCTGGCGGGGAACGGCGCGAAGATCGAAAAAATCGAGAAAATCGCGAAAGTCTATGAATTGGAAATATGGCAGCTATTCGTTCCGGGCATGAACCCGGCCAATCCGCCGGCTTTAATGCCTCTATCACAGGCCGAGCGGGAGTTTCACGAACGGCTGCGGGAAGCGTTTGAAAAGGTGGCGACGAGCAAGGAGAAAAAATGAGCGCACGCGTCGCATTTTTGCTTATTTTCATAGCGGGGTGCGCGACCAGTCCCCCGCTATCAGACGAAGAGCGTCTGTGGCAGGTCGTCGCCCGATATGGGCCTGAGTGCGATGTGCCGGCTGACATTATTCGGGCTCGCTCTTCCCTGCGGCAGGTTGAGATCGACTGCATCGTCGCCAAGGTAGAGTCGACGAGGCGAGGCGCAGAAAGCGCGAACAATTTTCTGCGAAGCCTAGGCCAAGGCTTCGGCGCAGCTGGTCAGATACTCCAGTCCCCGCCGTCCGGGGCGGCGCCTACACAAATCGACTATCGGTGCGTTCAGGACTGCACGGCGCGCGGATATCAGTACCAACTCTGCACGTCCCGCTGCTCGTTCTAACCCGCCCGGAATAAGCCCCTTTTTACTCAATCGGTTGCGCTCGTTCGTCCATTTATAACCGATATCGGTTGACACTAGCAACCGAGTTCGGTTACGCTTTCTCCAATGCTAACCAGCACGAGGGAGAAAGCGATGGAATACCCCAGCACACCGGAACAGCGCAAGGCAGGCATGGCGATGGTGCGGGCGCGGATGCTCGCAGCGCATGAGCGGCAGATCGCCAAGGGCACCCTTACCGCTGGCGACTTGACCCTGCAGCACCGCATGGTCGAAGTCATCAAGACGGCGCGGATCGAGAAGGGCGAAGTCTTGACTTTCAAGATCGCTCGTCACCCCGCCGCCATTGTCGAATCCATCGCCGATGCACGCGCCAAGTGGAACGAGTTCGTGCGGCGTGAAAGCGAAATGGGCGGCGGCGGATGCTCCGAAGTCGGCAATGGCGGCATCGTGCGCCAAGGCAAAAGGATCGTCGCGAAGATTTCCTATAACGGTCGCGTATGGGACGCCAAGGGCAATGAAATGGTGGTCGCATGAAAACGCCCGTCGACATGAAGAATTTCCGCGCCGCCGACTACATCGACGCGTTCCAAGTCATCACGCCGGCCGAGGCGCGCGGCGCGGTTCTGTTTCTTCTGCTGGTCCTGTGGGCAATCGCCCCGGTGCTGCAGTGAATCTCCCCGTCGACATTGAGAAGCGCCAGCAACACCAGCCGTCCTGCCTCGGCTGTCCGCTCTGCATGACCGGCACCAACAAACCCGACCGCAGCTACCCGAACGCCGAGGAACACGACGCGTTCGGCCGCGTACTGAAGCCCGGCACATGAACGCGCGCGCCCCAGTCGAAATGTTCCACGGCCAACACGCCGAAGCCGCACGGCGCCGCGAGGTCGAGCGCAAGCAATCCGAAATCATCCGCGAACAGTGCTGCCAAGTCGTTCAACTGTGCGCCGACGCGATGCGGAACCCGAATTTTTGCCGCACCGACATGGAACGAGCGCTGGCCGCGATGAGTAAGGCATATGCCGCTGCCTGCGTCATTGACCCGGAGGACGAGTAATGCCGCGCCTGACCGACAAGTCGTTCGTCTACATCCCGAGCCATTCGACTGACCTGAGAAAGCGTTTCGCAAAGATGCGCTCGGAGGAACAGAAAGCGATCCGCGCGCTCGTCCGCGCATGGACTGAAGCGGAAGCCGAAAACGCCGAGCGGGACAAGGTTCGCTCCTCAGTCGTGCCGATGAGGAAGGCGATCCAGTGAGCGAGGACCGCGCCATCCGAGGAATAGTAATCGGCCTCGCCTTGTCGCTGCCGTTCTGGATCGTGCTCGGCTTGATAGTGGCTGCGCTGTGACGCAAGACCGTAACCTCGGCCAAGGCCGCAGTTCGCGCAGCGAAGAGGCAAGCCTTAAAGCAGCCGCGCTGTGCATTTTACTGATGGCGCTTGTGGTCGCCGGTTCCTTCCTCGACCAATTCTATGCCTGGATGGCGGGGGTTTTCCGGTGAGCGCGGCGAGTCAACACGCATTGCCTCTCACCGTTACCGGTGCCCCTCCCTTGCGCTGCGCCTACGAACAGACGCGGCTCGCAGAAATGGGCATCACCTACGAAAAGGCGCTGGCGATTCCGCTGGTGCGCATGGCGCTGGAATACCACGCGAAAGCAATCACCGAACCGAGGAAAGCATGACGCCAGGATTTCACACCATCACCGCAGAGGCGTATCACGCCGATCCGTGCCCGGAGCCGTCGCTGTCGAATTCGCTCGTTCAAATCCTGCTCGGAGAGTCGCCGCGCAAGGCTGCGTTTTCGCACCCCCGGCTGAACAAGAATTACAAGCCGAAAGAGTCCGCAGAATTCGACCTCGGCACGGCCGCGCATGATCTGATCCTTGAGGGCGGCACGCCGCGCATCTGCGTCATCAAGCCAGAGGACTATCGCAGCAAACCGGACAAGAACAACCCGGACGGTGCGATCCCGAAGGGATGGACGAACAACGCAATTCGTGCCGCACGCGAGGAGGCCCGCGCACACGGCCTGACGCCGATCCTGCCGTGGGACCACGTTCTCATCAAGGCGATGGCCGACGCCGCAAAGGACTTCCTCGCGACGTCCGAGCTCGCGGTCGTATTCGATGACGGCAAACCCGAGCAGACGATGATCTGGCAGGAAGGCACCGTGTGGTGCCGCGCCCGCCCGGACTGGCACACGACCGACCGGCGCCTCATGCTCGACTACAAGTCGACCACCGACGCCTCGCCTGACGGATTCTCGCGGCAGATCGTCCGGATGGGATACCACATCCAGGAGGCGTTCTATCGCCGCGGATGCGCCGCCCTCGCCGGCCGCAGCCCCGCCTTCGTGTTCCTCGCGCAGTCCATCGAGCCCCCCCACGAATGCACGCTCCACGCCTGCGATCCGGCCCTGCAGGAGATAGCCGACGCCGAGGTCGAGCGCGCGATCGGCATCTGGCGCGAGTGCATGAAGAAAAACGACTGGCCGTCCTACGGCGGGCGCATTCACTGGACCGTGCCCGCGACCTGGCAGATGCGCGACCACGAACTCAGACTTCAGGAGGCAGCATGACATTCCAATTCCGGCCCGCGATCCGCGAGGCCACCCCGCTCCTGATCGGCCTGACTGGGCCCTCCGGCAGCGGCAAGACGAAATCCGCGCTGCGCCTGGCCGAGGGCATCCAGAAGGTCCGCGGCGGGAAGATCGCCGCCCTCGACACCGAGGCGAACCGGATGCTGCACTACGCCGACGAGCACGCGTTCATCCACTGCCCGTTCACCCCGCCGTTCGGCTCGGACCGCTACGCCGAGGCCCTTGAAGCCGCTGCGGAGGCCGCGGCCGGCGGGGTTGTCATCGTCGACAGCATGAGCCACGAGCACGAGGGCGCCGGGGGATACCTCGAGTTTCACGACACCGAAGTCGCCCGGCTCATCAAGGACGGCGGGTTCCGGAACGAATACGCCGCCAGCATCCCGGCCTGGAACAAACCCGTCGCGCGGCGCCGCAACCTCATCAACCGCCTGCTGCAGATCAATTGCGCGTTCGTTTTCTGCTTCCGCGCGAAAGAGAAGCTGAAGATCGTCAAGGGCAAGGACCCAGTACAGCTTGGCTGGCAGGCCATTGCCGGCGAGGAATTCGTGTTCGAAATGACCGTCCGGTGCCTGCTCCTGCCGGGCGCTGGCGGGGTGCCTGACTGGTCCGAGGACTCGTTCAAACTCGGTGTGCCCAAGCGGGCGAACAGCCATGTGCAGATGTTCAAGGCTGGTCAGCCGCTCGACGAGGATACCGGCGCGCAGCTGGCCCTGTGGTCGGCCGGCGCGGTCCCGGACTGGGCCGAGGAAATCAAGAAAGCCTCGACTCCGGAAGGGCTGGCGACGGTCTGGGGCCGGATCCCGGTCGGGGACAAGAAGAAATACGAGTCGGCCAAGGACGACCGCAAAAAGGCCCTCACGACGCCGCCGGCCGGGGGTGCACTCTGAGCGACGCCGTGCCCACGCTGGCCGACTTCACCGTCGGGACGATTGCCTGGCTGGTCCAGATGTACATCGAGGAAATCGAGGGGATGCCCGGGAAGGAACTCGGGGCGTCGCACCTGTACACCCTTCGCAATTGGCAAGGCTGGCCCACCGGGAAGGTCATGGCGACTGAGCTCGGCCCCCACCACCTCATCACCCATTGCAAAGCGCGGCGCGCCGGCACGATCGGCAAAAAGGCGGTATGCGCCGCCACGGTGCGCCAGGACCTTACCTATCTGCGGGGACCCCTGAAATACGCGAAATTCGGATTCGGGCTGAAGGGTATCTCCGACCAAGCGCTGATCGACGCCGCGCCGATCCTCGAGAAGTTCCAGCTTGTCGGGAAAGGGCGTCCGCGGGAGCGCCGACCGACCGAGAACGAGCTCGAGCGCCTGTTCGAGTATTACCGCACCCGCACGAAACAGAAGATTCCCATGCTCGCCATCGTGGAATTTTCGCTCTGGTCGGCCCGGCGCATCGGTGAAACATGCCGCCTGAAATGGGGCGACGTGAACGGCGCGGACATGACCTGCATCGTCCGGGACATGAAGGACCCGAAGAACAAGAAAGGCAACGACCACGAATTCCCCCTGCTCGGTCGCGCCTGGGACATTGTGATGGCGCAGCCGCGCCTTACCGATGACCCGAACGAGCGGATCTTCCCGTACATCGCGAAGTCCGTTAGCGCGAACTATGCGCGCGCGAAAAAGAAACTCGGCATCGAGGATCTTCGTCTGCACGACAACCGCGCCGAATGCGCGAGCCGGGCCCTAGAGGGCACCCTGAACGGCGAGAAGTACAGCGTCGCCGAAACGATGGTGCTGACAGGGCACAAGACTCCCGGCGTGTTGATGCGTACCTATGCCCGCCTGCGCGCGCGGGATTTGCATCGCAAGCCGAAAACCCAGCCGCAGCAAGAGGCCGAATTTCGTGCGGCCGTAAAACTAGAAACCGAACTCGTCGACCTCGGCGAGAAATTCCTCGAAGAAGCACAAACCACAACCCCGGAGCAACCGAATGCCTGATTACCTGATCCGCACAACCGTCCCCGCCGCGGACGCCACGAAACCCGCCGTGCAGCGCGAGCGCATTGTGCGCGCGAAGAACGAGGCTGCAGCCATCAAGCACGTCGTCAGCGACACGATCAGCGTCGATCGCGCCACGGTCGACGACGCGATGCGCCTGGCGCCGGCCGGGGTGAAGGTCGAGACGGCGGCAGAGTAGCCCTCGTCGCCAATAGGTCCGACACAGGAGAGAAAAATGGCAATGAACTTTAACCCATACATTGACCGCCAACGTATAGAGGAAGAAATGCGCTGGCGGGAAAAACAAGCCTACGAGCGCGCAAAAAATGACGCGATGACAAACCTGCTCCAGTACCAAAACTTAGGCGTAACAACGATTTCAAGCGCGGCCCTCGGACAGATTCAAGGTGGAGCAATCGCCGCTGCGCAAGTAACACCCAAACCCAACCCCGTACTTTTACTTCTGGAGGATGTATGAAGCTGACCCCTTACGCGAAAGTCCTGAAACTCGGCAAGGAAGCCATTCAGGAAGCCCTCGCGCCGCTCCGTGCGCTGGAGATGAAGAAGCAGGCCGAACTGGAGATCGCCAAGATCGACGGCAAGATGGTCGAACACGACAGCAAGATCCAGGAACTCTGCTCCGTCTACCCGATCAAGTTCGACAGCCTCATTTCGGCACTGGACGAACGCGCCCTGCTGGAGCGCCGCAAGTCGCAGTTCGCCGCGATCATCAAAGAGATGTTTCCTGCGTAGGCCGCGCTAGGAATAGGGACGATATGGACAAAGAACTCAAATCGAAGTGGGTGGCGGCGCTGCGGAGCGGCAACTACAAGCAAGCCACGAACACGCTTAGAAGCGATGAAGGCGCGTTTTGCTGCTTGGGGGTATTGCTCGATATATCCAACAAGGGCGAATGGGCTGCGGAAGGCCTGTACGTTGTTGAGTGGGGTTATGACGGCGATCCGCTCGTTTCGTGCGAAGGCGATTTAGATTCGCTAAGAAAGGATTTCGATATATCGCTGGAAACCGAAAAAACCCTGATCGACATGAATGACAACCATGGCAAGGATTTCGGCGCGATTGCTGAGTATGTCGAATCCGCCCTATAGGTAAAACGGCGCATGGAACAGATCAGGGAAATTCGAGTGGAGATTTGGGTGGAGACAAACAAATCCACATCCACCGAGATTCGGCACACGCCGCTGGAGGCCGTGCAAGTGTTGCTCGGCATGATGAGCGAGGAAGCGCGCCTTGAGGCCTTCTATCACTACTGCGTGCATTGCGGCGGCGCTCAGTTGCCGTGCCATTGCATGAACGATGACTAGTCTTTTTTAGGTAAACGGTAGAAGTGAAGTGCGGTTGGCAGACGTAGAGTAGGACGATGAGGGAACAGTCCACATGACGGCGCGTAGATTTGGTAATCCGGGACGGCAGGAACGAGAGGCTGGAAAACGCCATAGGCGTGCCCGCGTGTCTTTTAACGCGGGAGCGGAATGGACAACGTTGAAGCTCGGTCGCAAGCACCTGTCCCGATATTATCGTCGTCGGAATGTCTTGGCTGTGGCCGAGTCTGAAAAACGGGCAAAAGGTGCCCCGGAGAGTCCATGACAACACCTGCACAGCCAGCCGCACCCCACTTCTACCGTTCCTTCGACGGGTACGCCACAGCGTAATGCCATGCGCCTACTACAACGAAATCGACCCCAAAGCCGCCGCCTGGTTGCGGGAGTTGATCCGCGCCGGCGTCATTGCTCCGGGGGAAGTCGATGAGCGGTCAATTGTCGATATTCGACCTGCCGACCTTGCAGGATTCAGCCAGTGCCACTTCTTCGCCGGCGTTGGAGTCTGGAGTTACGCCCTCCGGCTCGCCGGGTGGCCTGATTCGCGCCCAGGGTGGACCGGATCCTGTCCGTGCCAGCCTTACAGCGAAGCAGGCAAAGGACTTGGGTTTGCTGACGAGCGGCACCTTTGGCCCGCATGGTTCCATCTCATCGAGCAGCGCGAGCCTTGCGTCGTGTTTGGAGAACAGGTTGCGAGCGCGGGTGCGCGAGTGTGGCTCGACCTTGTACAAACTGACCTGGAAGCGTGTGGCTATGCCTTCGGGCCGATCGTTGTGCCTGCTGCGGGCATCGGTGCCCCGCACGGTCGGCACAGAACGTGGTTCGTGGCCGACGCCCCAGACCGCGGACACCGGGGTCAGCGAGAACCTGTCCGTGGTGGCGAGTTGGGCGACGCCAAGCGCGAGGGACTGGAAGGACACGGCGGGCATGGCGACGACGGGGACGAACCCGGACGGATCGGAGCGCCGGCGTGTGGATCAATTGCCCAGGCAGGCCCAACTAACGGTTTCTGGCGCGAGTGCGACTGGCTCCCCTGCACAGACGGGAAAGCGCGGCCAGTTGAACCCGGCACATTCCCGCTGGCTCATGGGGCTGCCGAGCGTGTGGGACGACTGCGGGGTTACGGCAATGCAATCGTTGCGGAGCTTGCCGCGGAAGTCGTCAAAGCGTACCTCGCGTGGCAGCGATGACTGATAGGGACGCCAAACTTGTGTTCAGGAAAAAGGTTGTCGCTGGTGGAACCTACAAGGATTTCATCGCGTGGTGCCTTTCGCACAACATCGCATCTACACAGGCCCGCTATGTCGGAAACGATGTGGAGAAAGTGCAGGGGCTTGAACTCAAGGCTTCCGACATTGTGCGGCTGAAGGATGTTTCGCCGCGCATGGACGAAATGCTCAGAACGAGGATTCGCTGAATGGTGATTTACAGCTACACGGCTGACAATGAAAAGCAATCCTAAACTCTCATTCACGCGCATCGACAAGAGCGGGAAGGCGGTTGAATTTCCGCGCTGCTATCGAAACGGCATCCCGCAGATGGGGTTCGATGAGGCACTTCGCATACTAGCGCCCGTAGCTCAGGGGAAAGAGCAGGCGGTTCCGAACCGCAAGGCCGGAGGTTCGATTCCTTCCGGGCGCGCCAACAAAGGGAAAAAATGAAAGAGAAAATGCCGAAAGGTTTTGTCCCCTATCCGACTAGTGAGGAAGTATCCGCGTTCGGGAAGAGATGCGCTGAATTCGCAGAGGGAGTTAAGGGATCAGCAGGAATGATTGGCACATTGGCGTATCGGTGCGCCATCGACCTAGACCACCTCGGCAGGTTAATTGCCGAATCTCCAGTGAAGCATACAGGGCACATGAATCTTATCGTGACGCTCAAATCCCCAGGCAAACAGAAAGGCGGCAATGCTCGGGCCGCAAAATTGTCGCCGGAGCGCAAGAAGGAAATAGCAAAGCAAGGGGCTAAGGCTCGATGGACAAAAGCATGAATGATCGTCAACCCCCTGCCCCAAGCGTACCACTCACTCGTGGCCAGATCGAAGATTGGCTTGCGTCGATTGACGACTATGGCATGGGCGATGGCCGCTATTGGATTCCGACGAAAGAGGGATTTGAGAAGCTGTGCAACCTCGCACTGTCGAGCATCATCTTCGGAATGATGGAGCCTCCGTCGGAGACGGAGGCGCCGAAGCGCCTATGGCTCTGGAAGAACTTTGTTGACGGAAGGCCGGAGTATTGGGCCTTCGACAACCCATACCCCTGCGTCCCTGGCGGCGGCGATCCACTCACCTTAGGCGAGCCATGCGGGTATGCCATCGTGAAGGACTCGACGCAGGGACGCACTGACGTTTCCGACGATGAGGTAATCGCCGCGATCAAGCGCGCATCGTCCGCTTCCGCAACACGGACTACAGGATGGCGGCTGCGCGATGATTCTCCCACCGCCGACGATCTTTATATCGTGCGCGATGCAGATGGGCAGCTTGGATTCGCTCACTACGAAAGAGGCAAATGGCTTCACACGCCCGACCAAGACTTAGGCTGCGTCAGCGAATGGTGCCCGCTGCCAGTGGAGTCACGACCGGAAGAAAAGGACACATGGATTGAATGGACGGGCGGCAAATGCCCCCTTCCGATGGTTGAAGTGATGCTTCGGGACGGCACTACGATGATTGGCTGGCCTGACAGTTTTTCTTGGAATCACGACCGAGAGCCATACGGTAGGGACATAGTTGGCTATCGTCTCTATATGAACTCGCTACCTCACAAGGAGGCGTGATGCCTGCCGTTCTGGATGCAAAGGGCTGGCCGACCTGCTGCGACTACCGGCTCGACCCGGAATGGCCGAGTGTCTTTTGCCCGTTCTGCTGCAAGGAGTATCGGACAGAAGGACTGCTCCAGTTGATCGCGGAACATCGTGCGCCCCAACCTCAGTCGAGCCGTCGATGATCTGGATTGTCGAAATGCTCAATACCGAAAACAGGGAATGGGAGCCGACTGTCGGGATCGCGCTTGACCGGGCCAATGGGCGCGACGTTCTGAAAATGTGGAAGAACAATAACCCGTGCGATATTTTCAGGCTCGTTCAGTATGGTCCGCTCGACGCAAACGGTAGACGCGATGCGTGAATTTGACGAGGCGCATTTGCAGCGCCTACTTCGCGCCGAGGTTGAGAAGAACGGCGGGAACTATCTGGCGACCGACCGGGCGCTCGGATTGCCAGCGCGCCTGACGTACCACGTTCTCAAGGGGAAGTGTGCCTTGACGCCGAAGGTTGCCGCCGCGCTCGGGTTTCGTAGGGCCATTCCTGGCAGATTATCCGGCGCACACCGACCCGTTAAATTCGTGGTTGCGCCGTTCACCACAAGCGGTTTACACAAGGAGAAATAGAAATGGCTGGATACTCAGGAGCAGGACAGGCAACAGCGGTCGCGCCGGAACGCAGCACCCAAGTCAATTCGCAAATTGCGCATTTGGATGCGGCGATTGAAATGCTGGAGCGCGAGGTTGGCAACATGATAGATGCGCTATCGGATGTATCGCTCAATGAGCCGCCTTCGCCCGCGAAGGAGGTTGCGCCTGTGGCCGAGATTATGGTCCCGGTTGCGAACCGCATCCGTAATCTCGCGGAGCGCGTTGAAGTAACGACCCGCGCAATCGTCAATGCTCGCGCAAGGCTTGAGGTCTAGAGTGTCCCGTTCTCTGGAAGCGGACGACGACATGACGCAAATTCGTGAATCGACGCTGAATATGTACCGCGCCGCACTCATCGCTATGTGCAAGAAAAACGGCGGCGGATGCCTAATCGAGACTCGGGAACTTACCGAACCGGGAACCTTGATGTGTCGGTGGGAGGAAAACGGCGTGCGCTTTGTCTTTCATTCGGATGGGGAGGCAAACTAGTGGCCCCCACCCTGAACGGCTACGCCAAAGTCACCTACAACGTGCCGCTGATGCGCGATATTCCGCCCGTTCCGCTGTCGAAGTTTGACAAGCGCGAAATCGCCTACGGGATTTTCTTGCGAGAGATCAGCATCTGGTTGGACACGACCTCAAACACGGACCATTCAGAATGACTCTCACTGTCGCGCTGCTGCTGGTCTGGATTCACTTCCTCGCGGACTTCATCTTTCAGGCCGACAAGGTTGCGCTCGCTAAAGGGAAGGACAACAAGGTTTTAGTCCTGCATGTGACGATCTACATAGCGACTTTTATTCCCTTCGCTCTTTGGTATTTCACCCCGCATCAGGCGAGCATGTTCTTGGGTGTGAATTGGCTGGCGCATTTCGTGACCGATTACATCAGTTCGCGCTTGACCACGAAGCTGTATCAGGCTGGCGAACGCCATTGGTTCTTCGTGGTAATCGGCGCGGATCAGGCTCTGCACTTCACGGCACTGTTCCTGACCTTCGCATGGCTCGCGTCAACCCCCTAACCTGAGCGGACCATTTTGAGCCTGCTACTCCTCTCCGAAGCCGCCACAGAATTGCGTGTGTCCGTGCGCACGCTTGAGCGCGAGCACCGCGAGGGGAAACTGGCGCTCGTCATGGTGCGCCGGCGCCGCCTGGTTGCGCGAACCGAACTCGACCGCTACATTGCCGCCCAAGGGGTCCTATGTCCGTCCGTCAAATCGGCAAACGCTGGCAGGTCCGCGTCCGCATCGGCGGTGGTGCGCGTGTTGAGCGAACATTGCCGCCCGGTTCAACCCGAGCCGACGCGAAAGCGCTCGAGGCTCTGGTCCGCCGCGAACAGATCGACTCTGCGATTGGTCGCCCTGAAAGACACCTGATTTCGGCGGCAATCCACCGCTGGGTTGAAACCGCCGCCCGGGGCCTGAAAAGCTGGAAGCGCGACCTGAAATTCCGGGTCCCGGTCCTCCTGCGGTACGCCGGCACCACCGAGCTCGAAGGCATCGTTGACGTTGCCGATCGCATCAAACGGGACGGCGCGAAGGAGGGGCTTTCCCCGGCCGCCACGAACCGTTATGTCGCCCTCCTGCGGCATGTCGGCAACCTGGCCGAGCGCTGGGGCTGGACGGACTTACCCCTGGGCAGGCGGATCCAGCTTCTCCCGGAAAACTCCGAGCGCCACGTCTACCTTACCCGGCAGGAGATTGACCGGCTTTGCGGGAAGGCCGACCCGCTGACCTCGGACATGATCCAGTTCGCCGCCCTGACCGGGTTGCGCCGCGGGGAAATGCTCGCCCTGAGGCCCGAACAGGTCAGGAACCGTGCCGTGCTGCTCGACGCGCAGACGAAAAGCGGCCGGCCACGCGCTATCCCGCTGCCGCCGCAGGCCGCCACCATTGCACGCAAGCGCCTTCCTTGGGGGGTCAGCCACTCCCTACTGCGCGCGCGCTTCCTGGAGGCCCGTAGCGCGGCCGGGCTCGAGCATGTGCGCTGGCATGACATCCGGCATACCTACGCCTCTTGGCTGGTGCAGGCCGGCAAGCCGCTCACCGCCGTCCGGGATCTGCTCGGGCACTCGTCTTTGGGGGTCACGAACCGATACGCTCACCTTGCGCCGGCGCACCTGCGGGATGCCGTGAGCGCCCTTCCAAGGCTCGGCAGGGTGGGGAAAGGGCGGGGAAAGACTATTTCGAGGAAAAAAGCGTAAATCCCTGTTTTCAGAGGGCGGAAGGGGTGGGATTCGAACCCACGAAGGCTTGCGCCTTGCCGGTTTTCAAGTGCGGTTGGCGTGCCCGGACATCCCGCGCTTCCCTATGACGGCAGCAGCCAGCCGAGGCCCAATACCGCCCAAATCGGCTCCGGGTGGGGAAAGGGCGGGGAAAATCTCCCCAGGGCTACGCCCGCCGCATGATCCTGCCCAGCGCGATCCCGGCCGCCGCCTTGGCGATGTCGGCCGCGAGCCTGCGATCCGCCGGCCGCTCCTCCGCGCACCCCCACAGGTAGGCCGCCTGCACCGAATTTGCCGCCCCGATCTTCGGGTACATCCGCCAGCCGGCAACCCGGACGGCGTGGGCCTGCAGCCGCATCACGTCGGCGATGTCGGGGAATGAAAGGCCGTTGCAGAGACCGACGAGTATCTGCCGCTCGTGCTCGGTCAGCTTGTCGGTCAGGGCGTTCACTTCACCGCTTCGGCTAGAGCCCGGTGGCGCCGCTGGCACTCATAGTACGACTCGCTCACCTCAACGACCTTTCGCAGCACCGCCGCTCTTGATCCCGCTTCCAGCGGCTCCAGGTCCGGGCAGGGTGAGGTCAGGTCCGCCGACAGGGGTGCGCGTGCCCCGGAGGGCGTCGTTGGCGAGGCGCAGCCCATCATCATCGAAGCACACATCGCGGTACTCCACACGATCAACCACTTTGTCCACGTCCCGGGTGATGGTGCGATAAACGACTTTCGCATCTGCATTGCCTTTCTCCAGTTTTGTAGAGGCAAGGAAGTTTTTCCCTACCTCGTCCTTCATTCGCTCGGCCTCCGCTTCCTGCCATTCGAGCTTGCAGGCGTCGTATCCGGATTCGCGGACCTTGTAGCCAATGCCACCCAGAGCGCCGATGATGGCCAAGGCCACAACCCCGTAGAGCAGGAGATTCATGCGAGCGCCTCCCTTGCTCGGCCGAGGTAGGCGAACCGATCGGCTAGGCCGTTGGTGCCCCCATTGATCCGCCTGGTCATGCGCTCGAAATCGTCGATTGCGTCCAGCCCGCGCTCTTTCCAAAACCAGCCGGCCGAGCGGCAGGCGCCCTCCGGGTGCTCGAGCAACTCGGGCTGCTCAAGGAGCGGCAGGTTGAGCGCATCCCCGCAGGCGGCGTAGTTGGCCCGGCCGGTGACCTGAATCAAGCCGCGGCCGCGGTAGCGGCTTCCGTCGCCGGGTCGGTTGTTGCCGAGGTCGGCGCGGCCTTCGTAGCGCGCCTGCTCAGGCGTCGGTCCCCAAATCTCGCGCAGGTAGAGAAACCCCTCGGATTCGTGGGCGGTCTGGGCGAGGAACTCGGGGACCTTCTGGATACCGAATTCCCGGATGGCCGCGTTTATCGGGTCAACGAACCCCTGCAAGCGCCCCGGACTGGCGTGCGGGACGATGGCCTCGAGCTGCTCGAGAGTGATCTGCGGGATGCCCGGCAGCGTGTCATCAGGATCGGTCATGGTGTCCCCGGGGGATTGTTCGGCGTGATCGGCGCAGGGCTGAATAGCTTGGCCGTGATCGGGATAATCCACAGCGCCCCGAATGCGGTCATGTAGCCCTCGGTCATCTTTCCGTCGAGCGTCAGGCGAACCATGATCCAGGACGTGACGAGGAATGAGCCTAGGAACACGCAGGCCAAGCGCGAAACCCGGCCGTTGTCCATGATGAGATCGAACAGGTTGAAGGTGAACGCGGCGTTACGATGGGCACGGTAGAAGCTCCATGCCACGCAGAGCGCGACGATCATCAACGCGGCATCGGTTGCTCTCATACCGGCAGCTTCAGCATGAATCGCGCCCCGAGGTACAGGGCATAGAATCCAGCACTCAGCACGCAAATCATTCCCCACTTCGCTGCGTGCTCGGACATTTGTTTCCAGAACGCCTCTCGCGCTTGCTCGGCAAGAATTCTCTTGCTCACCCATCGGTGATGGTCGAAGTGTTCGCTGTCTGACACGCTTCTCGCCTGTTGTATGGCGCGAGCAAAGGCCAGAGCCATTGCCTCAATGTCCTCTGGATGAAACCTTTTCGCGTCCATTTACCATCCCCTTTGACTGATGAACGCCTGCACCGCGGGGGCGATGACGGTCGTGTTTGCCAGTGTGTTCGGATGCAGCATCCCGTCGACAACCAGCGTGGACGGAATGACGAGATTCCCGTGGTCGGTTACGTCCTGCGCCACGCTCGGGTCGTAGGCGTTGACCAGGATGCGCCCAATGTCGAGGAAGTTGTTCGGGTACGCTATCCGCAGTGCCTGGTTGATCGCATTGATGACTGTCTGATACCCGCTGCCGATTGGCTCGTATCGCGCTGCGTGAATCCCCATGACGATGAACCGCTTGTCCACCGGCTTGAGGAAAGCAACCATCCGCGCGACGTTGGCAAGAATGTCGGCAACCGCAGTCGTCGGATTGGTGATCTGGTCGTTTTTCCCCGCCCAAATGACCGTCGTATTGAACTCGTGCCCGGCCGTGTCGATGATGAAAGGCGTATCGGGCGGGATGATTTCCGGGCAACCCGCTGCCGTGCGCGTGAAGGTGGCAGTCCCTGTATCAGGCCCGGTGTAGGAAACCGCCAGCGTGCCGCGAATGCCATAAAGCGATCCGGTGTAGCTGATCGTTCCCATGTTCGAGTTGCTGAACAGGTTCGCCGCTGCCGGGTTGAACGTGGCTATAACCGCACCGCTCGCGGGAATCGTGTCTCCAGTGACGGACAGCAGCAGCGCTGCCGCGCCCATGTTCCCGGCGATATGCTTGGATAGGCGTCCGCTCAAAGCCTTGTTCTCCACGGTGCGCCCGAGCAGGCTGGCAAGCGTGGTCGGCCACGGCGTTACTCCTACTCCCTGCGTCAGTGAGTCTCCGTGGCAGGTAATCGTGCTGCGCGGCTCAAGAACTTCGACCGCCGATAAATACGCCGATGCATTCGCGCCCGTGTTGCAGGAGTCGCTTTTGAGGACGAAATAGATCGGAGCGTCTTGCGGTAGAGTAATTCTTACTCTAGGAATGCTCCCTCCGCAGACAGCGTTCGCCCCGCTGCAATTGGCGCGAAGCCAATCCTTGCCGGCCGCTCCGGTGATGTTTTGGCTCGCCTGGCTGATACCGAATTGAATCCAGGAATTGCCGTTAACATTTTCCACCGAGAAACTCGCGGCAACGTCCCACACCTTGCCGCCCTTCAATGTGAACAGCGCAAGGTTCTGCGGCGTGGGCGTGATTGTTTGGCCGCTGGAGGATGATTCTTCCATAGCCTCTAAAGAACCTGATATGTCGCGCTGAAAGAAACTGCCTGCACCCCGGATACGCTTGCGAAATATCGGAAAAGTATCTTTGCGCTCGACACTATTCCAGCCCCACTTCCGGCGTCCGAAAAGGTTGTCCCGGCAACGCTTATCTGGCCGCCGGCGTCGAACGTATTGACAAAGTTTCCGCCGACCGGGAGGGTGATAGAAAAGTACGTATCTCCGGTCGATGTAAGATTCAGGAGTGCTCCACCGGCCAGGGTGACGCTATTTCCGACGCGGCTGTAGCCAGTTACCCGCGCTGTTGACGAGGTGATGTTGTTTGTATCCCCGATGGTCGGCGTATAGGAATCTGAATATTCCGTTGAATACGAATCAATGATGTATCCAGTCGCGGCGTCATTTATCTTGAATCGTGCAACACACTTTTGAGGGAGTTTGAGCGTCCCGTTTACCGTTGTGTCGAGTGTGTCTGCCGCCGTAGTCAGCGCAACAGTTATCACTCCCGTGCCGATATTCTTCACCGTCACAATGAATCCCGCGCCCGTCGCAGCGGCGTCCGGTAGAGACTCGGTGAACGTGCCGCTCGCCTCAATCGTTTTCATGTGATCGGCGGCGGCCACCGAATCAGTGGCGGTGACTGCGCGAGAGCCGAAGTTCGTGAACGTCACCAGAGCGGAGTTGATTGCCTGCGCCAAAGCGAGCACCGGGTCTCCGATCTTCGCCTTTACCATCGTCGACCATGAAACCTTGTTCGACGCCTGAACGCTGCCGTCGTCAGGCGGTGGGCTGGCGTTGTATCCCGATTGCGTCTGGCTCGTGTACTTCGATCCCATCTTCTGCTCCTGTCCGTCATCCCGACGGTCTATTTAATTTGGCGCTATGGAATAACTTGCGCCACCTTCACTATTTCGTTGTACGGCGCAACGCCGGTAAGAATCACGTATACATCGCCCGTCGTCGAGTCGACGCAGATCGGCCACGTCCCGTTCTCATATTTGAAATCGGCAGCGTTCGGTACACGGGGGACGTAGTTCACGCCGGTCATGGCGGGGGCTCCGCAAGGGATTCGCGGACGCGTTTGCGCAGCCCTGCGTTTTGAACCTCCTTCGCCGCTGCCCCCGTCGCCCATCCAAGTCCAGGAATCCCCGTCGTCTTGCCGGCCAGTTTGTCCAGCATCATGACGAGAACGCTCGTCGTGTTCGAGTGGTTCACTGACCCGGGGGGCGATGTGAATACGTCTTTTGCGATCCCGTTCACGTCGCGGATCTGCTGGGCGCCCTGCTTGCCGAAGATGAAATCTAGCTTCCCGTCCTTGTCGAGCGCAGTCACCAGCGCGTTTAGACGGGCCGGAGATACGACCTGATTCCCGTTGATGTCCGGTGCGACGCTCTTTGTAATCTCGTCCTTTAGGTGTTTGATCGTCGCACCTTGGAGCTCGCGCCACGCCTGTTGACCTTCCGGCCCGGCTGTCTGGAGCGTCTTTCGCATCGCGCGCACGTCATCGAGGCTTCCCTTCAGGATGCTGTGATCGAAAACGTCCTCGAAGGCGACGGCGCGGTCGTTCGTGCCGGGTTTCTTCGAGAGCAGTTTGTCGACTACGCCCTGGCGCTCGAATTCTTCGCCATACCGGAAACGCATGGCGCGCGCCTGCTTGTAGGCTTCACCGCCTTTTCCATCAGTGAGTCCGTCGATTACGTTCTTTACTTCGGCCCCGAAAGTCGCGTTCGTGGCGTCCTTTCCTGACACTTTCCCGACCGCCTTGCGGACCTCCTCGAGCGCTCCGATGGGCATCGTCGGCCGGCCGCCGGAAAGTTGGTCCAATTTCGCCTCGGCGGTTGCGAGTACGGTCGCATTGATTGCTTCCGGCTTATGCTCTTCGAGGTAGGTTCGGAGCGGCGCGAGGTCGATTTCCTCGGACATTGCCCCGGTCTCCGCAGCGCGCTTGTACGCCGCGCGGATCTCGCTTTTTGCCTTATTCGATTTCTCGACGACCGCCTTCGAAACTGCCTCGCCGGTTGCCCGCAGGCTTCCAGCTTCGGCGCCCGTCTTGTCGAGCCAGGCGTCGAAGTTCTGCAGGATTTGCTGGTTCTGCTCTGCGAATCGCTGACGTAGAGGCTCGCCGACGGTCGGATTCTTCGCGGTCTCGCGCTCGAATTGTTGGTCGGCGAAGTCTCGCGTCGCCTGGCCTTTCGTGAGTTTCACCGGAACCGGCAGCGACGCGGCCTGAGTGCGGCGCAGCGTGTCTTCGGCTACCCCAGCACCGCCGACCGTTCCGAAGCGGGTATTTGCTGGGACTCCACTGACCACGCCCATTGCTTCGTCGGGGATGTCCTTCGCAAGCGCCCTCGTCACCGCTGCGCGCACTTGCGGGACCGCAGGGCGCGCGGCCGGCGCGATGCCGCCCAGAGCGAAGGTTTCGGCCGGTCCCAGGCCGCCTAGTTTAGACGCCTCGAATAGCCTTCCAATCGACTCCAGGGCCGACTTCCCGGCTTCGCTTTCCGGCTGGTATGTGAACTTGCGCGCGGTTTCGTTCGCGATATCCCCGGCCAATTGCGCGCCTTCCTGCGTTCCGAACTTCCCGGAAGCGATAGAGCCCGCGATGCCGCCGATGGTCCCGCCAGCGCGCCCGAGGAGGCCCGTCGTCGCGCTGGACAGCATTGATAGCCCAGCCTGCACAGCGCCGCTGGCTGCGTCGGCCTCGGGTTTATCAGGGCGCATCCACTCGGCGGGAACCTTCATGCCGTTCGCCGAAAGGCGCATTGCCAGTTGCGGCCGGGTGATGTTTTCCGGCACGCCCTGCACTACGGTTCCATCTGGAAGTTCAACGTCCATGTTTATGGCCTCAGATCGCCCCACTTCACGACTTTCGGTGCGGATGCCGCAGGCGCAGTCGGCCTCTCCTCGCCGGTAATCTCACGGCGCATCGCGTCCCGGACCTGCCCTGGCGATTTCTTCGCCGCTTCCATTTCCTGATTCATGATGTCGGTAACCGCGCGGAATTGCCCTTTCGAATACGCCGCCGCGATGATGTCTCGCGCGTGATCCTTGTCGCTGACGGTCGGCACGCCGCTTGGCGCAATGGCGCGCGAGTAAATGTTGATGAGTGCGTTTACCGCCGTCCCGAGTTTCACGACGTTCTCGTCGCCGGACCCCTTCTGCACGGCGAGCAACACGTCGTTTAGTTTCGGGTACTTCGTGCGGTCTACAGCCTCGGACGCCGCTAGCGCAATCGGCATGACGTTCTGAGCCTCGGACACCGCCATTTCGATATTCGCTGTGCGCGTCCCGATGGTGCGCTGGCCCGCTTTCGTGCCGAAAAACTCGGCATTTTTCGCGGCCAGTTGCTCCGGGGTTTTCCCTGTTTCCTTGCCGACTTCCATAATCGCAGAGCGGAGAATCTTGATGTTCTGCGATCCCTGCGCGCCTCGGCCGACGTTGTTGAAGACGGATGTATCGCCGGTCCATGCCTGCTTCGCCATGAAGCGGGCCTCCTCCGGAGTGAGCAGCGAGTCCTCGCGCTGCTGGCGGCGCTCGTCCATCATGTCGCGGCGAAGCGCCTGGTTCCCGGACGCAATCTCGCGCCGCAAGGCGAAGCCTTCGCGCGCCATTTGCTCCCGCATCAGCAATGTTGCCTGCTGGAGCTCGGCGTGGCGTCGGTCAGCCGCCGCTCGCTCCTGGATGCCGAGCCGCGTGTCCTCCGACCGCTGACGCGCAACCTCTGCCTGCTGCTCCATCTGGTCGTAACGCATTTGCAGGGCGTCTTTCCGGGCCTGCTGCGCCGCCTCTTTCGCCTGCAGATCGCCCGCGATCTTGAACGTCTGTTGTGCGCGCGGGCTTTCGGCCAGTACGTCGAGCGGAACCTTTTTCAGCCGGTCGAGGATCGAGGCCGAATCGGTCATTTCGCTGGGTTGCAGGCCGCCGACCGCCTCGCTGAATCGCTGGTCAGCGTCGAGCGTGCGCATTTCCTTGCGGACCTGGAGGGACCGCAGCACGTTCGGCAGGAAGTCGGCCCGCTCCTTCGCCTGCTGCTCATCGACCGCGGGCGACAGGATCGCGCCTGCGTTTTGCAGTCCCTGCCCGAGGGACCCGAGGAAACCTTCGCCAAATCCAGCCATGTCAGTCTCCTTAAGGCAGTCCGAGTGCGCTGAGATTGAGCCCGTTTCCGAGCCCGCCACCGCCGGCCGAGCGCCCGAACGCGCTGAATGCACGCCCGAATAGGTCGTTTTTGTTCTTTTGCGCCTGGTTCTGCAGGCTGATCACTTGTTGCTGCAATCCCCCCTGCCCGAGCAACCGCGCCAGCTGGGAGTTGTAGATCCCGCTCGAGAGCGTGCCCTGCAGCCCAAGGTTCTGGTTTTGCAATTGCCCGGCCGCCTGCGCCGCGGTCGCCCCGGCGTTCGCCAGAGTCCGGTTGCCCTGGTCCATGTAGTTGGCGAGGGACGTGTCGCCGAAGCTCGATCCCCCGAGCCCGCGCAACGCCTGCGATTGCTGGAGGGCCCCATATCCAGCCGCAATGTTCCGCTGCACGGGGTCGACGGCCGCCTGCACGAACAGGGGCGCGTTCGCCGCCTGGCTCGCCCCCGCGTCCTGCATCCTTTGCAACACGCTTTGCTGCGAGTCCGCGTTCATGCCGCCGATCTGGTCGATGGTCGAAGTCAACGGCGAAACATTGATTCCTGGCTGACTATTGGCGTAGGTGAGCGCGGCGATGCCGGGAAGCGCGCTACCCGCCAGACTGCCAAGCGCGCCGAGATTTAGAGAGCCGTCAGGGTTGAATAGGCCGCCGACGCCTTTTGCGGAGCCTGTCGGCCCGCTCAGAAGTTGTTTCAGCGCGCTTGGGACGTTCAACCCGGTAGAGAGCCCGCTTCCATACGGGTTGAGCGAGTAATCGTTCCACGGCCCTCCTGCGGGTAGGTTGGCCCCTCCGGAGAGCAGGGCGTCCCAGCTTGCGTTGCCGGTTGCCGTCATTGGCCCCCAGCCGAGGCCGTAGGGGTCGGCGCCGACCGAGCCGTAATTCAGCCCGCCGAGCGAGCCGTACGGGTCCGCGCTGCCGAGAACTGGGCTGCCAGCGCCCCAAGGGTCGACCGGGCCATTCCCCATGAAACCGGTCATGTCGACGCCGCCGCCGTCCAATAAATCGAAAACTCCGCTCATACTGCCTCCCGCGCCGGCTCCCGCCGCTGCTGTTCCTGCACCGATTCCCGAACCCCATCCGGTCGCTGCCGGCGCTACCGTGTCCAATACGCTGCCTGCCATGCCGGTCAGGGGCGATGCGCCGATTCCGGGCGCTGTTGCGGCCCAGGGGCTACTTACGAGGCCGCCAGAACTGGCTGCGGGCGTCGCTCCCCCGAACAGAGAGCCGAAGCCCCCCGCCGCTCCAATGCCGCCAGCCATGACGCCGAGGAGCTTCAGCGAGTCAGGATCGGTAAGAACCGACCCCAAACCGCCCGCGCCATTCCCGTTTCCGGGCGCGTTCGGGCTCGTCAGGTTGTAAAACTCCTGACCGCTCGCGATCGGGTACTGCGCGACGACATCAGGGGGCACCTTCGCATTCGGGCTGAAGATGTACGTTTTGCCGTTGTAGACACCCCAACCGTTCGAGCCAATGTCGTAGTTGTTGTAAATGCCGTTCTCGGCTTGCGCGGCCATGATGTCGTCGAGGAGCGCCATCACATCACCCCGGCGGTTGCGCCTGCGGCCTCAACCCCTGCTTCAGTTTCTCGGGCGGCAGCGGCACGAACGCGCCCTCGCGGATTTCCCCGACTGGCTGACCGTTCGGCGCCGTCACCCTCCCCTCCGCGCTCACCCGAAACGGAATCCCTCGAAAATTCGCTATCCCGTTCTTCACCTGGAGGGGCTGACCGTCCACCATCACGCTCCCGTTGAAGCCCGCTCCCTGTCCCGCGTCCAATCCCATCAGTCCCGGCATTTTTCGCTCCTAGAATTGCTGATTGCCTGCTGCCCTTGATGCTGAAAAGAAACTCATCCCCGCGCGCATCGCCCATTTCGATCCGCCCGCAGTCCTTCAACATCACGTACCGCTGCGCATGCTTGAAAAGATTGGTCGATTTCGCGAGTGACCTGACCACGCAGACCCCAATTTCCTTGCTGTATCGGGCCATTTGCAGGAACGCCACCACGCAACGCAGCGTCATGCGCTTGGTCGACCACATGAAGAAATCGGCGTGCGGCTCGATCCGCCAGCCGTAGTTGTCCACGGCCACGAAGCACGCGGGCCCGCGGCCGGATTTGAAGTATTTGCAGTCGTCCTCGATCACAAGGCATGACGAGCGCGAGCCAACCTGCGCCATCACTAGCGCGCCGAATTCCTTGATCGTGAGTCCCTGCGGAATTGCGGGGAACGAGCCGAGGTCATACGCCGCCCACATGACCCACATATCCGTCTGCGGGTCGAATGGGCGCACCAGCGGGCGCGAGGCGCCAAACAACCGCTCGCGACGCTGTTTCATTGTTTTCAGGGTCGCCGACATCAATCAAACTCCACAGCGTCGAGCTGAAATGGGGCATTCGCGGCAGTCGATACCGTCAGATAGAAGCCAGGACCCTTGCCGCCCGGGTCTATGTTCATGCTCGACACGCGCGATGCAAACGCAAAGCCTTGATTCCAGTAACTCGAGCCGTTCCAGTAAAACCCTCCGTTCCAATATGGCGCCGGATCGTTCGCCGCAGGGCCTTTGAGCGAAAGGACGTTTGCCCCGGTGTTGTACTCATCGTCCCAGTCGAGCGATACCGTAAAGTCGAGCGGCGTCAGGCGCCGATAGCGCAAATGCCCGGTAATGTTCTCGGTGTCCCACGGCCACGGCTGCACGATTTCCGGGCCGATGTGCCTGGTGCGGCGAGACACGAGAATCTGGCTCGCGCCGGCATCCCCAGAGCCAACACCATTTAAGTCGAACATTCGCCCAGCCGAATCGCCGAAGAACACGCTGAAATTCGTCGTGCCGGGGATCAGCATGTACTTCGCAAACTGCGTATTGAATGACGCCGAATCCTGCGTGGTGTAGACCGACCACGGAGACAGACCTTCGCTCGCCTGATAACGATTCTGCTTCAGCATATTCTTGAACAGCACCAGCACCTTGCTCGGGGTGAACAGCAGAACGCGCTGGCCGAGGCGGTCATAGACGATTCGGTTCACCGTCGACAGGTTTGCGGTGGTATTCGGCAGCCAGCGCGACAGACTGAATGAGCGCACGTCGCCGTATGTCTGCGTCGCGGAAAGCAGCTGAATGTTTCCGCCCCTCCCGACGAATAGCACGTCGTTTCCTATATCGGTGATGTTCTCCGAACCTATCGCGGGTTCGGTGTCGAAAAAGTCGCCAAACTGGAAATCTAGCGGCGAGGAGCCCGTCAGTTTCCAGGTGCGTCCCTCGAGCGTAGAAATGAGGAGCGTGTTCTGAAAAAGCGTTACGCCGTTGATCGGCTTCAGGTCAGGCACCAGCAGATAAAACGCCTCCAGCCCGGTCGGGAACACGCCGCCGCCGACGGTCGTCGGGCCCCCGCGCGTGGAGATATCGTAATTCTGGCGATTCTCGAACGCGGACACGAGAATCATGTGCGGGTAATTCACGCTGTTGTACGTGATGTTGAACAGCCAGACGCGGTTCAGATGGACAATCACGTACTTTGCTTTCAGCGGCTGCGCGAGTCCGGTCGTCAAGTTCGCGTAGGTCGTCCCGTCCCACTTTGCGACGACATTGTTCAGGTTTACATCGGTGATGATGAGTTCGTCGTTCAGCGACCAGTACGCGTCCCGAAGGGCGGCCGGGGCGGTAACGGTTGCCTTCGACGTAAACGTCGATCCACCGTCCCACAGATACACCTGGTTCCCATTCACCGTCAGAGTCGTTTGGGCGTTCGCGCGCGTGACCAGTTGCATGATGCTGGTCAGTTCTCCGGCGTTCGTTGCCGTCCCCTTGAGGTCGAACGGCTTGCGCGGTATTAACGAGGTTTGATTAAGCGTGAGGTCGAAATTGAACCCGGCGCTGCACTCCTGGATATCCGGAGTCGTGTTCTCATTGAGCCCCGCCGCAAACGAAATTATTGCGCGCGGAACAGGGGCGTCCGTCGCAAACTGATCCGACGGGGCGACGACGTTGTTCAAGGCTGCGCGGCCCCCATGTAAACGGAGCCATAGCTACCGGAGGGCTGCTTTCCCTTGATGAGCGCATAGAGACGCGCGCGGGCTTCGCGGTAGATCGGGTCGGTGTCGACCGGCGTGTCGATCTTGCCCTCGAACAGCAGCTTGAACCGACGGCAAACCATGTCGCAGAACGCGTATTGCTGGTCGACTGTCGGCAGCGGGATCGTGTCCGAAGAAAGGATCACGTTCACCGACGCCTCATAGTCGTAATTCAGCACGCGCCCGTTGATCGTCGCGTCAGGGACCGGGAAGAACGACACTTTCTGCGTCGTGCCGAGCTCGAAGTAAAACCATATCGGCGCCCCGGCCTGGGTCCGATAGGTGAGAATGTCATTGCGAAGCTGATCCTCGCCGCCCGGATATTCGAATATCCGATAGTTCTGCGTCGTGTCGAGGAAGAACGGCGGGTCGCCCCACATTTGAATAAACGCGTCCGGAAGAGAATAGCTGCGCGTCGAGGTCGCCATCGTGAGCGCGGCCTGAATCGTGTGCTGATAGGGAAGCAGCCCGCGCGAGGAGAGTTCCGAAATCTCGCTCTGCACTGCAATCTGCGCGATCTGCGACGTGCTGTTGTGACTCGTGTCCGAGAACGTGGTCAGGACATCGGTATCGCCCCTGATAATTCCGTTTTGCCGAAGCATCCGGTTTACGAGGTCGATGAAAGTCATTTCAGAGCGCTCCGGCAGCCGTCACGCGTTTCGCCGCGGGTTTGACGAGGATCGGAGTCGGCGCTTCGGCGCGCATCCGGAGAACAGGCCGTCCGACAATCGCCCGCAGCGCGACGCGAAAGCGCTCGTCGAGCCAGGTGGCGTTCAAATCCGTCGGGCTTATTTCGCCGATCGCATCGGGAATGTCATACGACAGTTCGAACTCCCTGCCGCCGATATTCATTTCAATCTTTACGCTGTTCATCTTTCGAAGCGGGCGGGGTTATTGGCCCCGCCCGTTCATCGCTACTGCGTTACAGGTTGGTCGCGAGGCACTTGAGCTTCACGATCCAGGTCGAGTTCAGGATCTTCCCGACGAACCAGGCTTTCCACGCCAACGACGCGATCTCGTTGTACGGGTCGCCCGCGCCGGCACTCCCGACCGGCTTGAAGATCGCCTCGACTGCGGGCGGGGTCTTCGGGTTGTACATTTCGTAGGAGTTCGCGGCGTGCATGTTGCCCAGGCCCACCGTGCCGATCGCTTCCCGGCCGTAGATGTAGGACGAGTACACGTTGTTCAGGATCGTGGTCGAGCCCCGATAACCGGTGGCGGTCTTTTTGCCGGCCGACAACTGGATCGTCGAGACCTGCGTGCTGCACCAGCGCACACCGCCGACGGCGCCGAATTCGAACGGCATCGTTTCGGTGTAGCCGCCATAGACCTCGACGGGCGAGAACCCGGTCAGCCCGCGGATGTCCTCTTCGACGTCCACATGGCAGATGCCGTAGTAGGACGCGCGGATCGGCGTGGTGCCGATGTCACGCGAACCAGTCGCCATCGGCGTAAATGGCATCCCGGAACCGGCATTGATCTTGTTCACCGCGTAGGAGATGTCCAGGAGGATCATCTTCGATGCGACGTCCGAGGTCTTCGTCGCGCCGCCGGCCGCTGCATTGCAATAGCGGATCTGCGTCGCATTGTCGTACTCGGCCTTCAGGACGGTGTTCAGCGACTCGCCCGCGTTCGCGCCCAGCGTGTCCATCAGCTTGAGCGAACGGGTGTTGACGTTGAACAGGTCGACTTCCTCGGTGACCTGGATCGCGTTGCCGTACTTGGCGGCGGTCGCGGTCACGGACGAATAGGTCGGCGTGACCAGGGCGCGTCCGAACAGGAACGCCGAAGTGCCGACGAATTCACCCAGCGCCGTGCTGACGGCGGCGAGGTTGTTGATTCGCTCCCACTTCACGGCGGACGATCCGCCGTTCTTGATGAGTTCTCCCGGCAGCGTGCCGTTGAAATACGGGAGTTTCTTGCGTGCAGCCTGGAGCAGTCCCTTCATCAGCACGTAGTTGACGGGCTGGGTGAGGAAGGTTCCGTTTGTGGTGACAATTGCAGCCATGATGTTTTTCCTTTCGCCTCTCGGCGCTTCAGGTCACGGCGTCCAGCGTTCAGCCCATCATTGCTTGGTTCAGCATGCGATTCATCTTCGCTTGCTGTTCCTCGACGGAGAGCGATTCCCACTCTTCCGTTTCTGACTTCGGGGCTTCGGTGGTCGCCATTTGTTGCTGGGCAATCTTTCGTGCCCGTTGCGACGCTTGCAAAGCCGGGTCCACCTTGACCGACAGATCGGCGGCGATCTCGCGCGAAACGGCCTTCAGGGCGTTGCTCCAGGCGGCCGGGTTCTTCGCCCGGTTTTCGAACAGCGCCTTGAAACGAACGTCTTCTCTGGCCTTCGCATCGAGCATCGCTTCGATGACTTTCGGTTTCGGGTGGCCGACGACCTCGTTCACGGTGTCAACGGCACTTTTGATATCGGCGTCGAGTGCAGCCTTGGCTTCCTTCTGCTGTTGCTGAGTAAGGAATCCGGCGACTTGCCTCAGTGCTTCCTGCGTTTCTGTCTGACCCTTGGCCAGCTGTGCGAGATACGCCTTGTGGGCCTCCGTGTCGTAGGGGTCCGGGATGATTGGCGCGGCTGGCGCAGATGGTGCGATGGCCGGTTGGGGCGGCGCTACGGGTGCGACTGGCGCTGCGAGTTGAAAATCGGCGGCGGCGCTCTTGTAAACGTCCTCGAGCGTCGGTTCGGGTGCGGGTTGTTGGGTTGCTTCAGCGGCAGGGGCGCTCGCGTCGGGCGTTGCGGTTTCCACGTTATTGCTCCTTTGGTTTGAGGATTGCCATCACGAGGTCGTGCAGTTGTTTCTGCGCCGACCTGAATTTCATTTCTTCGACGTTGTTCTCGTCCGGCTTGTAGTCAGGCACGAGGGGGGCGAGTTTTTCGATTTGCGCGACGACGACGCCGAAGGAGAAGTTCCCCGAGAGATCGTTCACCGCCGCTTTCACTCCCTTATCCATCACTGGAGGAGGATGGCAATTGCGTCGTCGTCATCGTCCTGCTCCATTTTTAAGATCATCACTTCGAGCGCGAGAAGTTCGCGGTCAGCCTTCGTCACGCGGAATTGCAGGAACGCTGCGATCTCTGAGAGTTTCGCAAGCGCGTCACGTTTCGCGACTTTTTCTGGCGCGTAGTAGTTCTGCGTTACGGCCTCGACGACCGCCTCGCGCACCTGTTCCGCGTGCTCTGCTTCGAGGCGTAGTTTTTCGAGGTCTTCGTCGAGTTTTCCGGGAGAGTAATAGCGACCGCCGCCTGACCCGGTTGGTGCAGGAGCGGGCGGAATCGGAGCGGAATCGAACGCAAACGCGCCAACGCTAAATGCGGAAACGCTGAGCGCGGCCCTTGCGAACGCGCTCACGCTCCCCTCCACAGGTCGCCCGATGTGCCGGTGCCGTTGATCGTAGATCCGTTCATCTTCACGGCATCTGCCGGCACTGGCGCGAGCGTCAGGCTGCCGATGCAGCTATTCGGGATGACCGCAGATATTGTGAGTCCTGCGAATACGAGATACACATTGCCAGCTACGAATCCATTGCCCGCTGTGGCGGCGATTGCGACCTCGTAGGAGCCGTCAACATGCCCGGCATTTGTAAGTAGCGTCGGCGTCCCGGTCAGAATCGGGGCAGCGTTAGATGCCGCGCCGCATTGCCGCACCTGAAACGTAGGCGAGGCACCATCGCCCGCAGCGCCGCTGGTCAGGTTCGACGCGAAGCCGAAATAGAGGGTGTCCCCGAGGGTGCCGTACTGGTGCATAGATTACTCCTCGCTGCCCGGAGCCTTTGCGTTCGGATCTTCGGTTTCCTTGTTTATGCCCTTAACAACTTTCTGCGCGTTCTCCAAAGCCTCTTGCGATTGCTTTTTCAGTTGCGCTCGCACGGATGCGGGGCCGATGATGATGCTGCCATCTGGCAACTTTTCCATGCCCGGATCGGTTTCGTCTTGGTCGCTCATGGTCATATCCCGTAGTAAGTGGAAATGTTTGCCTCAAGCGATGTGGTATCGCCGTCCGAAAGGTAGGTGTCGTAAATCAGCCCCTCGCCTATTTTCCCGAGTAGGAAAGACGCGGGCACGGCGTCCGCCGCGAATAAAGCGAGCGGCCCGGTAATAGAACCAACAGTCCCGAAGTCGAAAGACAGATTCGGCGTCACATCCACGCCGTTGATGCGATAGCTGGTATTCGTGCCATCCCACCGAATGACAACCACATTGCTTGCGGCAACCGTGGCGTTATGGGATGTGCCGCCAGCTTCATTTGTGTTCGCTCCGTCCGAGCTTGCGTCGCAGAAGAACTTGAAATCTGTCGGCCCTAGACCTACACCAAATAAACCAGCCCCGATGTATTCACCAGCCCCCGAAACTTGGTCCGAATTGATCCCGGCCAAGGCACCGCCAATGCTGGACGAGTCGATTACAAAGACGTAGGTAAACGCGCCATTGGCAAGAACAATGTTTCCGGCAGTCGCAAGGAAATCGTCTGAGCCATCACCGGAAAGAGCAGGAACAGAACCGAATACTGAAGCGGTCCATGCAGGCTGACTCCCATTCGTCGCCTGCACCCCATCCTCGCCAGCCGTGCCGTAGTCGTTCCAAGTCGTAATGAAGCCATTGCCGCCGCCGATGAATGCAGCAATCGCCGCAGGATCAACCGCGCCCGTAGTCGCATCCGAGTTGAACGCTTGCGTTGCGT